CCTGCGGGCAAAACATAATCCCCTGGTGTTCCATCACTCGGAAACGTTGCGGCGGGGCATGGCGAATAATTCGCAAACTTAACCGCAATGGGCGATGCGCCCGTGTTTAGGAATGAGCAGTAGTTGATCTGATCGTTTGTCTGATCATCAACCAAAGTGCTTGAATGGGCACTATTGGTGACGCTAAAACAATACGTCTGACCCGCGTTGCGTTGGACTGTTGAACCAGCCATATTTACACCACATTCGCGGGTAAGGGACTGTCTTCAGGCGATTTCACGTTAACCAACAAGTTAGCGGCCGTTTGGGTGACCGATCCACCTGTGAGGTTAATCAAGCGAACTGTGATTTGATCGGCCGTGTTGGTGTAAGCATTACCAACCGCAACGCCTGTAACCATTGCCGCATCAACTGTGACGTTGATCATGTCTGTGGATTTAACACCGGGGCATGAAATCGTGACTTCAGTTGTTGTAGTGGAAAAAGTGGTGCTTGGTAGTGTCAATTGAGCGATGGAACTGCTCAACAAATTACCACGGGTAAGTGTAGTTTTGGACATGATAATTCCTTTAAAACATGATTATTGTATAACAAAATGAAAAAAAGCCACCCCTTTTAAGAGTGGCTTTCTGTTTATTTACTCACAAATTAGGGTAAAAATGTGAGGTCATAGCCGTAAACAAATACGTCACAAGTCGCTGCAATTGTCGTTCCCACGTTGACATACATCGTAGATGGGTTGGAAATAGCGGTTGCGGGATTTGTCGCGGTTGAGGTTGTCACATAAGGACCACCTGTGTTGCTAGTCAAAGCAGCGGTAGTCAATACTGTTGAACCTGTTGCGCTTGGGCCTGTGTAAACACCAACAGTAGCCGTAGCAATAGTGGTTGTTGATCCACTAGAGTTCAAGCCATTGGTGATTAGCACGCTAACGGGCACAAATTTAGTCACATCGACAACTGTCATGGCTGTATCACCAGCCACGGCCAAGTTAACGGATTGTGCTGATGCAATCAAACGCAATGCTTGGTTTGTGGCCAAGTTTTGTGGGTGATTGCTTACTGTGGTTGCTGGTCCTGGATTACTCATGTTAGTTTTCCTTTAAGTTAATTAAGCTGCAACACGGCAAGCCAACTCAGGGTAGAGTGGGGCCCAACCATATAGCACGTCTAAACGTGTTGGAATACTGTCATTGTTAATCGTGTATTGCATCTTGTTACTCCACCTTTCGGTGTGGTGCTTCCGCTTCAGGTCGCACTCTAGGACTTCTTTTGTTATATCCTAGTTCAGACTATCGCATCCCTCGTAAGGGTTTTCTCACTTAGTCGTTCAGGCTGTATTTAAACTTGCCCCTTGTTGTCCACTTCTGGAGTTCCAAGTCAATCAGAGAAAATTTTCTATTAGATCAAAATCTAAAAGCCGCCAACATTAACGGACTACACGCATTGACAATCCAATCTCCTTATCACTAGCTCTACCTGCAAAATGCACACCTTCTGGAAGCTCTAAATCGGCTCATTTCTGTTACTTTCGGCTTTCGCCTACTGACCACAATCGTGGCGGGAGAAACTCTTCGGATTCTCCTCTCTGCCTTCAGTTCAGTTATAGCAGAGTTCAGACTATCGCATCAGCTTTCGCCGCCATCCCACTTAGTCGTTCACGCTGCACACCTTTCGGTTGCTTGCGCCTTGTTAACCTCTTCAGGCACTCCAAGTCAATCAGGGACAGTTTTCTACTTACGCTGCTTGTAAGTAGCCGCAGTCATTTACGGCAAGAGTAAAAGCATTCCGGTGCATAATGATATTCTGTGGTGACACAGTACCAGTATTGTTGAAAGGCGTAACAGTTGATGCGCCAGCATTGGTCACAGACACGTTCTGGAACTGACCAGCAGTAATCACGGCAGGGCTAACAGTCACGCTAGTTGTACCTGATGTTGCCACAGTAGCGGCAGCAGTCACGACAAAGTTGCGTAGCTTGTTAGAACCATAAGCCTGACGATTCTGGGGGTTGACAGCGTACACGTTAGCAATTTGGATAACGTCACCAACGTTCAACGATGCTGTGGCTGTTGTGGCAGACAAAGCGATAGTTGAAGATGATGCCCAACCAGAGGTCAGGAATCCAGTTGCAGTCGATGTATTGCATGACAACACGGCAGTTGAATAAGAACCGAATGTTTGTGAAACAACGTTCTGATCCATCTTCCAGTTCATACCAGCAGAGTCACGACCCATCAAACCCTTGCGATACTGCTCGCCAATAGCTTCTTGGGGCACAAATAGACCCTTCAAAGAATCAACGATTGTGGCGCTTGTGAAAGGTTCAACGATACATGATCTACGGCCATCCCTTGGTGCGCCTTCAGCGTCAAGGTAAGCAGCAGCAGTCAAGTATGTAATCAAACCTGTGGGCGGTGTACCAGCTGTACCAACGATATTGGCCGTGTTGTTCTTGGCCATCACCAAGCCGTCACGATCAATCTTGTTAGCAATAGCTGCCACTGCGGGCTTCAACACGCGGTCACTAAACATATCAAGACTTAGCGCCAAATCTTGCGTGGTGAATTGAGTATCAACGTGGAATTGAGTGCTCAAAGTCACTGGTACGCTAGACTCGTTAAAGTCCTCAACGTTCAATGCTGGGCCAGTTGTACCGATAAAGCGACCTGGTCTCACAGGTCAATTGTTACTCGCATCGCTGCGGGAGAAACCGCTTCGGATTTCTCTCTACCACTTCTTTTGTTATATGGTAGGTCAGACTATCGCATCACTAAATTTCTTTAGCGCCCCTTCACTTAGTCGTTCACGCTGTATTTAAACTTGCGCCCTGTAGCCTACTTCTAGGTGTCCAAGTCAATCAGAAAGGGTTTATTGTCCGCAGACTCTTAACGGACATTCACAGTATTACCGATCTTTGCACCGACAACGGCGAATTGATCGTCATAGTTTCTGTCAACTTCACTTGTGAAAGTCAACTCATTTTCCAAAACCATCAACGCCTCGTTGGTGATCTTGGATATCGTTAAGAGATTATTACTCATTTGATTTCCTTGATTTGAATTTAACGGATTTTGCCCGCCCGTCTAGCTTCTTTCCAAGCCTGGTATGTGCCGTGAAAATCTCCACTACTGTTAATAGGGATATCTGCTTGACCACTACCTGCCTTTAAGGGCCTGATCGGTGCTGGCGCTTTACTTTTCACTACAGTCTCTGGTTTGGCTTCACTTTTCTCGTATAGCTTTTCCAGTTTTCCTATTTCAATCAAAGCCTTTCGCGTTGGCATTTGTGCCAGTTTTTGAGCATATTCAAGGTCCTCTGCAAGGTGATAAAGGATTCTTGGTCCAACATCACTCTCTAAAATAGAATCTCGAATATCATCACTAACTACCACATCAGCCGTGCTTACAATTTCATCGTAGTCAGGTAAATCAGCCTTCACTTTGTCTAATTTGGCAGACCATGATTGGATAACCTTTTGTCTTTCCTCATTAGCCTTTCTGTTGGCTTCTTGCTGATCACGCTCTTGTAAGGCTTTTTCTGTTGAATACTGCGCCAATGCCTTAGCGTACTCAAACGCATCTTGGAATTGACCAGGTTGCGGTTCTTCGTCAATGTTCTTCGCCTGTTGTGGCGCAGCCTGTTGCTCTAAAGCCCTTAACCTTGCTTCCAACGCTTCTCGCTGTTGGCGTTCTGCTTGCGCTTCTGCCTTGGCTTGCTCACGTTGTTTTGTCAGTTCAGAAAACCTTTTTTCTAACTTAGGGTTCTGCTTCTTTTCCTCTGTAGGTTTGCTTTGTTCTGCCTCTGGTTCACTCTGATCTTCAACTTCTGATGGCTCGGGAGTTTCCTCAACCGCCACATCATCGTTTCTGTCAGCTAAACCAAGTTTATTAGCATAAAACTCAGCTGAGTTCTCACTCGTCAATACTGATGACGCTTCTTTTTCAGACATAGGTTTACCCTAAGAATTAACCCCATGTTCCTCATGGGTAAGGTTTTGTGTAAATATACACGAAAGAGTTACTTTGTCAAATAGCACGCTCAACGGCTTCGGCCTTGGCCTCACGCTCGCTCAATCGGTCTAAATGGCTCAAATAAACGGCTAAATCGGCCTTCATACGCTCGATTTCTAATTGTGTTTGTGTCTTAATAACAGTATCTTGTGCCGTTGTGTGGACACGCATTTCTGTGTCTTTTTGCTTCTGTTGGTCACGCAACTCAATGTCATGGGCGCGGTTGGTCTCTTTAATAAGAACCCGCTTGGTCTCAGCGTCTTGCTTGAGTTGTTCAACGTCAGCCCTGTTTTTAAGCATCAATTGCATACCCTGTAACTGCTGTTGGAGCTGTTGGATAGTGGCTTGTGACTGCTTAAGTTGCATTTGAACTTGTGGGGGAATGGGCGATTTATCATCAATTTGCGCCATTGGGTTGGATGCTGCAAGTCTGTCTGCAATCACATCAGCGCCAGGGAAGTCCATGTTTCTAAAGATCAAATCACCCGCCACATTCATCAATTGTGGGTCTTTGGACAACAATGGAATCATAGTCTCTACGGCCTCTTGGCGCTTGGAGTTGTAGCCTGGTCCTGTGTCCATCACAACGTCATATTCGCCAACAGTTACGTCATTTAGTATTTTTTCAACGCCTTGTTCGTCTTGGGCACGCTTGTTAATCTCCACTAAATCAGGTTGGCCATCGTCACCAATGATCCGCATTACCCGAGCGTTGTCGTAAATTGTGGGCACTAAATCAAGAATAATCTTGGCGGTATGCCTGATGGAACGGGTTAGATTGTCGTAATAGTGGAAGTTTGTCAGGTCAACCTGTTGTTGTTGGCCGTTTAAAGCCTTGCCAGACATATTCCCTGCAAGTTGTTGGCTAGGATCAAAGATACCCAAAATTGCTTGCATATCCTGATTAATGCCGTCAGCTGCAGCCATAATGCCCGCAGGCGGTGATTCAGGCTGAATACGGCTAGGCACGGGAGCTGGCACGCCCTCAATGTCCTTTTGCTTGTATCTAAGGACTGGCATGGACTTAATGTTAGCCTGCGCCCATTCGTTCTCGTGGCCCTCGTCTTGGCCTTCAGCAAGCAACCATTTGGCCTTTGGCGCTAACGCAACAGACTCGGTAATGGCCGTCTTCCAGAAGTTATACATCCTCTGTGCGTCTTTGACCTGGCGAATCATGCCGTACTTTTTACGCTTGTTGTCAACAACGAACTCCTCGCCGTAGACTGGAACAATCGGTATAAACTTACCTGGCCAATCGTATTCTTCCAATACTTGAATGCCAGTACATTTGATCATCTTGACCAATTTCCGCATGGTTGGGCGTTCGTCAACGATTTCTAGCCCACGCAAAATCATATCGTCTTTGCTGGGTGCTTTGGACTTGAATACCTTTGTGCCGTCAGACAACAGTAAAAGCGTATCTTTGATGTGCTCTGTATACCAAAACTCGGCAATCCTGATGTCTTCTTTCATCACCCATTCGGCATTACTGTCACCAGTTCCGCGCTGGGTGAATCCCACGCCAGTGTCGGCATCGGGGTAAAGTTTCTCAAATTCCTTCTTACTGACTACTGTGGTCACCAAACAGCGTTCAGCGTCTGACCCGTCTGGCAACGTGCTATTGGGGTCAAAATAGACTGTAAACGGGTTATGAATCTGCTCAATGAAGATATCTTGGTCAAACGTTTTCTCGCTGATATAGTCTGTCGTGACCCTCCAATACCCAAACCCACAGCGCACGGCATAGTTAAACGCATTGTCGTAAGCATGGTCAGCGTCTGAATTGACCTCAATATGTCGGCAAATACCTGTCAGAATCTCGGCCACTTTAGCGTCTGACTGGCTATTCATGCCGTGGACCTTAATCCTTGGGCGCTGTTGGCGTTGCTGATTGGTCACCTGGCGCACATAAGCATCAACCTTATTGATCGTCAGGCAGGGTCTGGCTTCAAGATTACGGCTGTTTTGAATCTCTACTGGCCATTGGTCACCAGAACCGAATTTCAAGTCTTCAAGAGCTTCTGAACGATTGTTAGTGTCAGCATCATTGGCCAGTTTCAAGAACTTCTTGGCCATGTCTATGCGTGGATCATAATCGTCTTGGTAGTCTGACATAATTTATCCCATCCAATTTGCTGAATAATCGTACGTTGCCTTCTTCTTAACAGGCTTTCTAGGCTCTTGAACCATTAATCCCAGCATTCTGAACGCATCAGCCCCATGCGAGTATTGGTCATGCAATGGGGTTCTACTGAACTGCTTGGTGTCAGGGTCAACCTCATACCTGTAGTGTCGTAAACATTGTAAGCCATCCGTTGTGTTTTGCCTATCAAAGTAACACCGCGGAAATATTGTTCTGGCAGCGTTAATACTGTCGGCAATTGGCACTCGATCCAATACCCTGACGTTCATTCCTGTAGCTCTCACGATTTCCTCAATGGATCGGCCAGTTCCTAGATTCTTACTAGCAGCATCATGGGGCAGATAATGAGTGTCGTAAACATAGCCGAACTTCTGTATTTCAGCCAGGTAATAACTGATGGTTTTTTGACTGTCTTCCATGTAGCGCAGAACCCTGATTTCCACGCCTATGAACTGCACAAACCAAATGGCGGTACTGTCAGCCCAACCCAAGTCCCAAATCGTGTAGACGGGCTTTATGGGGTCATACGGCACGTTTGTGATCTGGTTGTTGATCTCGGCCATTTGCATTTCTTTGGCAAACACAGCTCCGTCAACTGTCAAACGGCACATCCCTTCCCAGACTGTTTGATAGGCTTCAGGATCACGATTCTTGAGCGCGTCTTTCTCGTCTCTTAACACTTCAGGAAACCAAGGGTTATCTTGCCACCCGATTTTGACCACTTTGGCGTTGTCTGGCGGGTTAGCAACCCAGCGCCTGTAAGTCTCGTCTGTCTCTAGTTCAGGGTTAAAGCTGATCCAAATTTCGGACTTTTCTTTACGAATGGTTGGTATTAATGTGTCGTAAGACCGCTTGGATACGCTTTGGGCTTCCTCAACCCAACAAATATCCACGCCTTCGTAAGATTTGACGTTGCTTACATTGTTCTTCAGGCCGACAAAGTTAAACTCTGTGCCGTTCTTGCCCCTGATCGTTCTGTCGGTGATTTCATAGAATTCTGTCAGACTCATGGCCATGATCTGGTCACTCAGCAACTTGTGGACTGAATCCTTGATACTGGTCTGGAATTCTCGGGCACATAGCACCCTGGTGACCTTGGTTGATCCGATGACCAACAACGCCCTAGCAATTCCCCAACTCTTAGCACCACCACGGCCGCCGTACAAAACCTTATACCTTGATGGCTCAAATAAACATTGGAGTTTTAACGGGAACTCAATATTAGGTGTCATTGGGTTTGACAAATGTTACTTGTAAGCCAGCCAACAAAGGCGCACCATTCTCACCAGTCAACTCGACCTTGCTATTGTCCCTATACTTTTTAGGAAACCTCGCAGCCATTGACCTAGACCACAATGTTGCGTTCAGTTTAGGCCCATCTTTGTGTTCTAACATATACGCTTGGCATTGATCTTCCCACCACGCTTGCTCTAATTCCTTTGCTGTAGATAAGGCTTGCATAAACTGTGGATAAGTATCTTTCCATAAGTAAATAGTTCTCAAAGCAAAACCTAGTTCTTTGGCTATTTGCTCTGTGCTTTTACCAAGCGCACCCAACTCTACTACTTTATCGCAGAATGATTCGTCATAGTCTGTGGGTCTTCCGCCTGGGTGTGTCATTTAATTGTTTCGCCATTAATATTTTGTATATCTAACAAATGTGTGTTGTCTGGAAAGATAACAAAATTTTGAGTGCCTTCTTGTAAATCTCTACTATTTTGATCTAAATATTTAATGCCAGGGATACCAATATCACTAAGTGCTTTGGACGCTTCAACTTGTCCTTTAGCGTTATTTCCTACCATCATAGATTTACCTAAATTTTTGTAAATTTCTTGGCCAGTTGGATGTGCCCAAGAATAATCATTTGGATCGTTTAAGTGTGGAGCTGCTTTTATGCTTTCAATAATATCGCCATAAGTAAAACCAGTTTGCTCATGTGGTATATCTTTAATAGCTTCTTGTACTGATTTTGGTTGATTTATAAGTGTTTTATCCCAATCAAGCATTTTATTTATATGTTTATCAGGCAAATCTATTTGATACAAACTTCCTTCATGAGGTTGTAAGCCACCTTTTTTCTTTATGTTTTTCAACACAGACAAATCTTCAGCGGCTAAATGAGCAACAGGTGAATTTGAATAAGTTATTTCGCTTGCCCTATTTATTGCTTCATCCAAATTTCCACGATTAACCAATGCTCTAATATTTCTATGTTTTAAAGTAAATGGATCAAATATTTCCCCACCAACATTAAAAACATCTTTTGAAAGATCTTCTTTATACTTTTTTGCAACATTTGGATTTTCAGCTACATAAATTCCATGTCCAAATACTTGTGCACCTTCACCAGTTCCAATTTTTGAAGAATCAAAGGCTTTAAATTTATATGGAGAACCATGCCATACAGTCATTCCAGTAGGGTTATATCCAGCAGCCAATTTTTCAGCTAAATTTTGTGTTTTTGGCCCATATTTAGGAAATTCTTGTGTTGATTCAGCTAATTGTTGATTTAAAACTCTAGCTTGATCATTAGCATTTCCCAATCCTTGCTGAATACTCTGTATTGGATTGGCAACAGTATCGCCTAGCCTACGTTTAAAGCTGTCTATAGTGCTGTAAATGTTTGCTAGGGATGGCATTATTTCTTTTTAGCCTTTGTTTTAGCAGCTTCCCGCTTTTCTGAGTATGCAATCGCCACGGCCTGCTTAACTGGTTTGCCAGCTTTGACTTCGGTTGCAATATTCTTTTTAAATGCTTCTTTTTTGGTGGATTTAATGAGTGGCATTGATTTCTCCAACAGTTACTATGGTTGCTTTACGTTTTTTAAGAAGACCATTTACAAGTTTCAATCGTTTTTGTGTGTTTTCTTCTATTCTTCTTGCAATTTCGTATCTTTGTTCTTGTAGTCGATTAATTGATAATTCTAATTGTGTGCCAACAGAAGTTAAAAATTCGACTTCATTGACTAAAAAATCCATTTTATTCATGGCTTAACAATTCCAGTTCTTTAATGATGCTTTAGCCCTTTCTGCTGGGCCTTTAGCGTTTTTAACAACTCCAGACATTCTTGAGCAAAATGAATCTTTCCGTGCTTTGTCCTTTTCTGTTTTCGGATTAGGCGCTGGAGGTTTAAGATTTGATCCGTTCTTAGCATTGTACTCAGCCCTACCTTTGGCAGTCATTCCCGCACCCTTTTCTGTCGGGTTGTAGGTTTTGCCCTTACCTGTGGTTTTGTGTTCAATGGGTTTGTCGTGCTTTTTCATTCGACTTCCTCCACAAAACAAACATCTTTCCAAGACATCACAATCAATTGATCGTCTTGATCCTTCAGCTCTTGATACTTTAAATATTCGTCTTTGTAATCCTTGGCCAATGTGCCAAAGTAAATCTTGTCCCCAACGCTCAGTCCCTGTTCGGCTGCTTCATCACCCAAAGCGATGATGTGGCCTACTGTGGGCGCTTCTGCGGTCTGTAACCACAATTCGCTTTGTAGGCGTTGGATTGGCTTTACAAATAACTTGTCACGCAATGGCTTGATCATTTCCGTGGTCTCCCGCGCTTTGGAGTTGGCATTGTCACTTCTTCCATGCCCATAGCAGAAAAAACGCCCAAGAGGTCAGTCTTGGGCAAAGTCTCGGCAACTGCTTCACCCTCCGAGAGTTTCTTCGCAAATTCACCACACCACTCATTTTGTGAGCGGGTCTTGTAGTCAGGATATCTGCGGCAAGTTCCGATGTCATGCCCCAAATAAAACTTGCATACCTTACAATTGTCTACAGTCATTTCAACTACCCTCTTAGTTGTTGTGATTAGAAATCCCCCAATGTGTTCTAGACTTTGGGGGGTTTCGCTTTACATCGTGTCTTGAACGTGAGGAACGCGCTTGTGTTCGTAAACGTTCTTCTCACCCATGTGGCCCTTCATCTCGCCCAAACGGCCGTCATGGTGACCCATGTGGCTGCCGTCACGCTCGCCAATACCATCCATCTTACCCATGCCAACTCCGCCCTCGATGGGTCGCTTACGCTCGCCTGATGTGTCGCTGGATAATGCGCCTTTAGGGATTTTCTCGCCTGATGCGCCTGGCACAAATCTCTCTCTGTCTTCCTTGGGTACGCTAACTTTCTTTTCGCCTGTGCGATCAGATGCTTTTGCGCCCATAGGCAACTTTTCCATTTTGGGGTATCCCATGATAAATCCTTTGTTTCTTTGCAAAAAACACTACACTTTGTAGCAATTACACTATATCACATTTTGGGTTTGTCAAGTGTTTTTTTCTTTTAGCTTGGTTTCTAAAGCCTTTGCATTTTGTTGAAAATTCATAGTATTCATGTAAACACTTTCAATTTCCTCATCCGTCAGTCCTACCCATGTGTGTTGTGGTGCAACATAATTTGGCCCCGCCATGTGTTCGTGGAATTGCTCCCACGCAACAGGCTCATCTTTTGTTTCTAGTGCTTCTTTAACAACGGATATGGATTTCATTATTTTTTGTATTTCAGGATTCTGGTCAACAAAATTTAAAAAAACATCATTTCTATCACGAACAGCATACCAATGTATGATTTCTTCCATTGCTTCTAATGCAAGGCGT